GGCCTCTTCATCTGAGCAGTCTCCACACTCGCAATTATAGGTACCTCTGCAAATCAATTCATATTCCTCTGTGTCGCCATCTTCCTGCCCGGAAATATCATTACTTATAATATCTCCAATTTCCCATCCATCTATTTTCTTTGCATCAATTTCAATCTCATGCCCATTGTCTACATTTCTTAATGTTGCTTTTGCCATTTTCGATCTCCTTATAAATTTGGTTTGAATTCCTTGAGAGAACCATTTCCCTCAGTGTGTTAAATATATAATAATTCCCATTGGGAATAATGTCAAGTTTTTTTCCACTTTTTTAAAAAAAATTATCCCGGATGCATTTTTTGTGACAAAACGGACATACAGCCCTCCATTAATGTGAGATATTACCTATAACACGATACCCCTTTTGGCGGGGGGTGCGGGCTAAGACAAGCCCATCTGCCTCAGGCCCGCACCCCTATTTTTAAAAATTAAAAATGACCGGCAACGACAATATACAACATCTGATGCTGACGATAACGATCATATTAGTATGCATCATCGTAATTACAGGAATCACACTAAAAATGTCTGAAAACCCAATACCATACATGGATGCACTGAAACATCAACTGATGGGACATGAAGGATTCAGCAGGTTCCCCTATCGGTGTTCCTCTGGCCGGTTGACAATTGGGTACGGGAGAAACCTGGAGGATAGGGGAATCACCAAGCATGAGGCCAGGGTGCTTCTGAAAAATGACATTGCGGAATGTTACCGGGACTGTTGCAAAATTTTTCCGAATTTTGAAAATCTGAGCCATCTCCGGCAGCGGGTCATTCTTGATATGCGTTTCAACCTCGGACCGGCCGGGTTCAGGGAGTTTAAGGGATTTATCGCGGCGGTGAATTCAAACGATATTAAAGCGGCCGCTGGCGAGATGATGGACTCGAAATGGTACCACCAGGTGGAACAAAGAGGCCGGATGCTGGTTAAGATGTGGATATCCGGAAAGGAAGGAAATTTAAAATGAATTTTGGCTATATCAAATATTTAAGCGCGGCCATGGTGTTTTTGGGCAATGTTTCAGCAACAATGGCGGACAAGGCCATAACAGTTCAGGAGATCGTGCAACTGGTTAAAAATACCATGACATCGTTGAATATTTCAGACCATACGATTCTTCATGGACAAAACGTTGATTTTTTGGATTTTTTAAATGAACTGTCAGACCGGATGGATGAGATTTTTGAGGATCGGCAGGTTACGGCGATGGAGTTGATCGAGCTGATTGAGACCATCTGCAATGATTTGGAAATATCCGGTAAAAAGCTGATCGAGGTGTAATCATGGATGATGGAGATTATGCCAGGGAATCAGCGGATTTTCATCTGAGGGTTGCTTTGCGGCAACGTCACGATGAAAACACATGGGAATGCAACGGTTATTGCATGGACTGCGGTGAAAAAATTTCGGAAGAGCGATTGAAGGCCATGCCAAATGCGATAAGATGCATAAAATGCCAACAAATCCACGAGGCAAACAGGGGTTATGACTGATTTAATTTTCGGGCTCAACTTTCAACAAATGATTGGGATCGGATCTGCATTCGGGATTCCCGGATTGATTATATTAATCTGGTGGATGGCGCATCGAATGCGTATAGAAGAGTTTAAACAGCGGGATCAGCAATTTAGCACATTGCTTAAGGAAAACCGTCAGCATATCGATACGGTTCTTGAAAAGCGGGACAACGATCTGAAAGATACCCTGTGTTTTTTCCAAAAACGCATTGATGTTCTAAACCAGCAGCATCAAAAAACCCTCGAAGCCTATGCCAACGATATGACCAAAATCAAACGGTTTTACGAAAATAACGTAGAACTGGTGAAAAGCTACGATAAGATGTCCGGTGAACTGACATCAATTATTCATCTAAATACCCAGACCATGACCCATCTGCATGATGCCATCAAAAACAACAGCTTCTGCCCGCTATTAAAAGAGCAGGCAGCGGCCAATATCCGAAATTATCATACCGTAAAGGAGCGGAGAAATGAATGTGGGGGATGAGATCGCGATCCTACGGGCGCGGCTCCATGAGCTGAAAATGGAGAAAATGAATATCCAATCCCGGATTCAGGGCAATATCCGGGCAGCCAAATCTATGTTGGCGGCATCCAGTTTAAAACCAACTGCCGAGATTGATATTGAGGGCGCCAGTCAGCAATTACAAGAGGCTGCTACTCAAAAACGGTCTTTAAACGTGATTCTGGATCATATCAAATCCATCGAGTCGGAGCTGGTCTGATGGCACGATCCAGGAGCCGAATCGAAACGGAGCTGTCCCAGGACTTAAAAGAACAACTTAACCGGTTGCTGTTAGACGGCGCCACGTATGATGAAGCTGCCGACTGGTGCCAGGAAAAAGGTTACGACATCAGCCGGTCCAGTGTGGGCCGGTATGGCAAGCAGTTTTTTGAGGCATACCAGAATATTCGTCAGTTTGAGGATCAGAGCCGGGCGATTATGAGCGCGGCCGAGGATGGCATGCCCATGGAAGAAGCCGTCGGCAAGTTAATTCTTCAACGGGTGATGGCTGCCCTGGTCAAAAACGATGCGGATGTAGTTGAAAATGTCAAGATAATCGGAGAAATCGCTAAACTCCAGCGGTCCCATGTAATGATGGCCAAACACAAGATTGACCTGGAAAACCGGGCCAAAGCAGTGGCCGATGAAGTCAAAACCCTGGTCAAAAAAGGCGGGTTGAGTGACCAGACTGCTGATCAAATCCGGAAAAAGATTTTAGGGATTGCCAAATAATAATGTATCGACCCGATGAAAACAGACAACTCAGGCGGCCGGACATTGCGCCGGACGTGCTCCTGCCGTATCAGAAAAAATGGATTGCCGATATGGCTGCGGTGAAATTCTGTGAAAAGTCCCGGCGGATCGGGTTATCCTGGTCTGAGGCTGCTGAGGACAGCCTGCTGGCGGCATCATCATCGGGAATGGATGTATTTTATATCGGGTATAACCTGGACATGGCCAGGGAATTTATTGAAGACTGTGCGGACTGGAGCCGGTTTTACAACCTGGCGGCCGGTCAGGTTGAAGACTATATCTGGAAAGATGACGGCGATGAAAAAAAAAACATTCAGACCTTTCGGGTTCGGTATCCCTCCGGTTACAAGATCAATGCGCTGAGTTCCAGGCCGGCGAACCTTCGGGGGAAGCAGGGTAAAATCGTCATTGATGAGGCCGCATTCCACGATGATCTTCCGGGGTTGCTGAAGGCAGCCATGGCTATGCTGATCTGGGGCGGCCGGGTGGTGGTGATCTCCACTCATTTTGGAGAAGACAATATTTTCAACGAAAAAATTCAGGATATCCGGGCTGGGAAACTTCCCTACCGGGTGCATCGGATTACATTCGATGATGCCCTGGAGCAGGGATTGTATCAACGGGTGTGCCTTCGCCGGGGCATTGATGTTACCGAAACCGGCCAGGCCGAATGGCGGGACATGGTGATCGGCATGTATGGAGAGGATGCCGACGAGGAGCTGTTTTGCATTCCCAGCAAGGGCGGCGGCACCTTTTTGCCTTTGGCATTGATTGAATCGGCCATGGATTCATCGATCCCGATAATCCGGTGGAAACCGCCCCAAAAAAACTTTACGGATTTAGACGATCTCACCCGGTATTCGGTTACGCGTAGATGGTGTGAGGAACATTTAAAACCCGAATTGGAAAAACTTCCGGATATCAAATCATTTTTCGGTGAGGATTTCGGACGGGTCACCGATTTGTCAGTGTTTTGGCCAATCCAGTAATTTCCGTCGGTGTCATACCGGACCCCGTTTGTGCTGGAATTGCAGGACTGTCCGTTTACCCAGCAGGAACAGATTTTGTTTTACATGGTGGACCGGTTGCCGCAGTTTTCCGGCGGCGCCCTGGATGCCAGGGGCAACGGCGCGTACCTGGCGGAACGGGCCCGCCAGCAATACGGTGAGGATCGAATCCATGAAGTGCAGCTATCGGAACGATGGTATCTGGAAAACATGCCGCCCATGAAGGCTGCATTTGAAGACAAGACGATCCGGATCCCGAGACACAGTGATTACAAGGATGATTTTAGGGCCATTAAAAAAGTCCGGGGCGTTCCTAAAATCCCGGATATACGGACCGACAGCCGGGCCGGTGGAAAGCGGCATGGGGATGCAGCCATTGCCAAGTGCATGGCGATCTTTGCCGCCCGAAATACGCAAACAGGACCCATTGAATTTGAAGGCACCGGGAAACGCAGAGTATATGCCAAAATGAGGGGATGGCTGTAATGCCTGAAGATAAAGCCGATGATATAAAAGATGCACCGATGTCTGTTGAAATCGCTACCTTGCAAAAAGACCCGGATTATTTTTACGGGTATTTAAACGTACTGGATAATCCGGATACCACCCTGCAAAACCAGTCTACCGGCGAGGGACTTCGATTATACGACGATGTCAAGCGGGACTGGCATGCAGGAGCGGTGCTCCAGATTCGATATCTGGCGGTGGTGGGCTGTGAGCGGGAATTTTTGCCGGCGGATGACACCCCGGAGGCTGCTGAGATTGCGAAATTTGTAGAGACTGCGCTCAATAGGATTAATCTGGATCAGGCGATGCAGGAATTACTCCAGGGGATTTTATATGGGTTTTATGCGTTGGAGGTAATGTGGGAATCAAAAGACGGCAAATGGCTCCCGAAAAAGCTAAGAGCTAAACATCCCAACCGGTTTGTATTTGATCTGGATCGTAACCCTCGCCTGGTGACCTGGAATTCGTTGCTGGAGGGTGAGGAACTCCCGGAGCGCAAATTTGTTATTTTCTCCTATGGCAGTTCGGACAACCCCTATGGTGAGGGCCTTGGACAGCGATTATGGTGGCCGGTGTGGTTTAAGAAAAACGGCATTAAATTCTGGTTGATTTTCCTGGAAAAATTCGGGATGCCCACGCCGGTGGGAAAGTATCCGCCGGGAACCTCGAAAGAGGCACAGCAGGCGCTATTAGATGCTATCGATGCGATCCATACCGAGACCGGTGTCAAAATTCCCAATACAATGGCTATTGAATTGCTGGAGGCAGCCAGGCAGGGTACAGTATCCCATAGAGATCTGTGCGATTACATGGACGCCGGCATGTCCAAAACAATTTTGAGTTCAACATTAACAACTGAGGTTGGTCAAACCGGCGGTGCCTATGCCGCCAGCCAAACGCACGATGAAGTCCGTGGAGATATTTTAAAGGCCGATGCGGATGTTCTCTGCGAATGTTTGAATGAATCCATAATCAAATGGATAGTAGATTTTAATTTTGTCACGGATAAATACCCCAAAATGTGGCTGCGGACAGAGGAAGAAGGGGACCTTAAACCCCTGGCGGAACGAGATAAGATTTTAACCCGGGATATCGGCGTCACCGTACCCAAGCGCTACTTCCATGATACCTACAACCTGCCTGAACCGGAGAAGGATGAAGAAACGATCGGCGGAATCGTTTCGGAACCTTCTCCGGCCCCACCCTCATTTGCTGAAGATGAGGGCGGGACACAGGAGATTGAAGCAGATGCCGCCCGAAAAGGGCAACCATCAATTGAGAAGATGCTGGCGCCGGTGATGGCGGCCATCAAAAATGCAACCAGCTTGGAGGAAATCGGGGAAAAACTGTACCGCTTATATCCGGATATGGACAGCAAAGAGTTTCAGGATCTGCTGGCAAAGGCTATATTTGCATCGGCCGCATTAGGTGCGGCTGAGGAACAAGACGAATCGGGGAAACAATGGATCTCGGAAATATAAATTTCGATAAGCCGTTTGATGAGCAACTGGCCTATTTCCGGTCAAAAGGATTCGTGTTTTCGCCGTTTTCCTGGGAGGATGTCTGGCAGGATGCCCATGCCCATGCATTTACAGTAGCCCGGGTAACTTCCATGAACATATTGAAAGATATCCGGCAAGCCTTAGATGATGCCATGGAGAGCGGGACCACACTGAAACAATTTAAAAACGACTTGATTCCGATACTGGAACAAAAGGGATGGTTTGCGCCGCCGAAAACAAAGCAAACCATTGAAATGCCGGATGGCACCAAACGAAAACGGCTCACCGGATGGCGGCTGGATACGATTTTCGGCACCAATATGGCCGCTGCCTATAATGTTGGCCGGTATAAACAGAAGATGGAACTGGCGGAACTAAGACCATATTGGCAGTATATGGCGGTCAGAGATGGCTCCTCCCGGCCGTCACATGCCAAACTACACGGCACGGTGTACCGGTATGATCATCCATTCTGGGATTCCTGGTATCCGCCCAATGGATTTAACTGCCGCTGCTATGTCAAAAGCCTCGATGCTGACGACCTGGCGGACAGGAATCTGACGCCGGAAACAGACCTGCCGGAGGATTTATCCGGGGATCCGATCAAACCGGATTATGGCTGGGATTACAATGTGGGTAAGGCCGGCCTGGATGCCTGGAAACCTAAGATGGGAGATTATGACAAAGTTCTGGCACAGCAATATCAGAAAGGTCTGAAGGCAGCAAAAAAGAAGGCAGTGGCGGCTGCCAAAACAGCAGTTCAAACGCCCAAACCGCTCAATGTCAAAAACCGCAAAGATGTTGAAAACATTCTAAGCGATAAAAAAATCAGCAGCTTTTTGACCAATTCCGGCGGTCAGTTGAACGCATTGAACTGGAAACCGATGGATGCATTTGCCAGCACCGATACCACAGGAACCATCAATATATCAACCAGGGCGGACTTGGTTTTCCTATGGGATCCCAAACGCCGGCAATATCAGCTCAAAAAATACAAAATGTCAGATGAGCTGATGCGGGCCTTCAAAAATCTGGGAAAACGGCCGCTGACATTTTCCGAGGAATACTCATTAGAGGGATTATGGCATGAAATTTTGCATAACCGGCAGCAAATATCAGAACATTATAGGGCCACAGCGTTTGATATCAGTATCATGGAAATGGTCAATCAATATCTGGCGCGGCGATCCTATCCATTGTTTTTAGATGCCCTGGGCGGATATGCTCCGGAACATTTAGAGGATATCAAGCTGCATGGAATCGGATATAGTGGGATTTTACGACGGTTTGACAAAATTATCAACCATATCGGGGTAGCTGAGGATGATATCGGGCCGAAATTAGTTGAGATGCACCAGAATAATGAATGGTTTGAATATGAGGGGAAATTGATTGATGCCCTGTCTGACATCAGCGGTGCGGATAAAATGGCGTTATTTCATGTATTAGAGGCAATCGAACTGGACGAACCGCAATTTGAAACGCAATTGAAAAAGCTGCGGAGAAAAAAATGACCAGGGAAAAACGATCAGGACATATGATATTTCGGGCTTTCAGCCAGACAATACAAAATATCAAACCGGAGTCGTTCATTGCTGATTTTTTTGGCAAACTGACGCGCTTTGGCAATATCGTTTCGGTTGGCATACAGCTCGGATATCAGCACATAATGAGAATTCTGGCTGTCCCCTGCCAGTTTGATCCGGTTTTTTCTGATGTCCGCGATCTCATTTTCGGTCGGGTTATGATCATACACTGTTTCCATAAACAAACTATGACACAGAATTGATCAAATGTCAATCGAAATTCGCATAGCAGATGATGAACTTAAAAATTATCTCCGGGAATTATCCCGTCGTATGGGCAGCCTGAAACCGGTAATGGCATTGATCGGAGAGATTGTCAACGAATCCATTCAGACCAATTTCGAGGTCGGTGGCCGTCCGGAATGGGCGCCATTGTCTCCGGTTACCATTGCTAACCGGAAAAAACTCAACAAATGGCCGGGACAAATTTTAGTGCGATCCGGTGTGCGCGGCGGACTCATGGGATCGGTCAGCTACAAGCCCATGGATGACAAGGTGGTTATCGGAACCAACAAGGTATATGCAAAAGTTCACCAGTTCGGCGCCAAAAAAGGACAGTTCGGGCAAAAGACAGTTCATATCCCGGCTCATGAGCGAAGCGGTAAAGGGACAAAGCGCCATAAGGTGAGAGCCCATACCCGGACCATGAATATCCCCTGGGGCGATATCCCGGCCCGGCCGTTTCTGATGATCCAGGATAACGACTGGATTAAAATTAAAACCAAGCTCGAAAACTATATTTTCAAAGGAACCTCCAAATGAACATCTTAAATGACTGGGTGGAAATATTTAAGGGCGGGCAGCAAACCGATAGCAACGGGATCACGCACAATGCAGACCGGCTGATTGATCAGGCAGTAAAAACGTTTGAGCCATCGTATCACGAGCCGCCGGTGGTCCTGGGACATCCAAAAGATAATGCGCCCGCCTGGGCCTGGGTCAGTGAATTAAAAACTGAGACAGTAAACGGGGTTAAAACCCTGTTCGCAAAGTTTAAGGATGTGGTGCCGGAGTTTGCCGATATCTTACATCAAAACCTGTATAAAAAGCGCAGCGCCAGTTTTTATAAGGACGGACGACTTCGCCATGTCGGTTTTTTAGGCGCTATGCCGCCGGCAGTTAAAGGGTTGAAAGATATTGGATTTTCGGCATCAGAAGATACGATCGATTTTGAGGATGAAAATAAAACGAAAGGAAATTTTGCAATGGACATCAAGGATTTTTTTGAAGGGCTTAAATTCTGGCGGGAATCAATCCCCAAAGATGATGTCGGATCTCAACCGATCCATCAGGGTGATCCTGGCGCCGGCAACGACAAAAAATTTTCGGAGGCAGACCTGGAAGCCGCCAAACAAGCTGCTTCCGAGAATGCCAAAAAAACGGCGGAGGAAGAAATTCGGAAATCTGTGGCGGCGGAGTTTGCCGAGAAAGCTGCCAAAGCCGAGAAAGATGCCCGTCTGGCAGGTATCTCAAAATGGATTGAAGATCAGACCACCGCCGGAAAACTCGCACCTGCCTGGGTTGATGCCGGGTTGAAAAATTTTATGGAGAACCTGGCAGATGCCGGATCATTGGAGTTTACCGACAAGGAGGGCAACAAGCAAGAGCAGCATCCGTTGGAGTGGTTTCAAAGCTTCATTGATGGCCTGCCCAAGCTGATCAATTTCAATGAAATCGCCAGGCGCGATAATGATGCCAGGGCCAACAGCGGAAGTCCGGATCAGCGGTTAATGCAACTGGTCGAGGCCAAAATGAAAACTGACAAAGATCTGGTTTTTTCGGATGCCGTTGCCGAGGTGCAGCGGGAATTTCCGGAAATTGCCCAGGAATACCTGAAATCAAACCGAGCATAAGGAGGCCACCAAATGGCATGGGAAGTACCAGTTTTAGATTTGTCTTTCGAAGCTGCCGAGGATTTGAGCGATAACCAATACTGGTTTGTGGTGCTCAATTCCTCCGGCAATGTCCGACGGCCCGACAGTGCCGATGAGGTCGCATTGGGCGTGCTGCAAAATGATCCGGAATCCGGACAGGCCGCCAGTGTGCGGGTGATGGGGGTTTCAAAAGTTGTCGCCAATGCAGCCCTTACGGTCGGCGAGTTTGTGTCGCCGGAATATGTGGATGCAGCGGATGCCGGCAAAGCACAGGATGCAGGAACCAATTGGAAAGCCACCCGGGGTCAGGTAGTGGTTGCATCCAGTGCGGAAGATGATCTGGCCAGTATCTTGTTATGCGGGCCATATCCCCAGGGTCTGGGAACCCTGATCGGTCAGACCACCGTATCGACCATCAGCACGGCGGATGCAGTTACCTACACTGCTGCACAGCTATTGGGCGGATTGATTATCCGGGACCCGGCCGGCGGGGCCAGGTCCGATATTACCCCCACAGCGGCGCTGATTATCGCAGCCATGACCCAGGCCGGTGTCGGTAACAGCTTTGAGTTTACCATCAAAAATGCAGCAGATGACGCCGAAGCCATCACCGTGACCGCCGGAACGGATGTCACGTTGACCGGAACCATGACTATCGCTCAGAACAACAGCAAACGATTTTTGTGCGTTGTCACCAGTTCAACGGAGGTGACGATCTACAGCCTGGGGACCGTGGTTCATTAATTTGAAGAAGTAACTGTTTAATACGTAAATATTGAACGTTGAATCGTAACCGATAGAGGAGGAAACAGAAAATGCCTCAACCGACTGCCAATGATGTCCATGTCGATCAGTTTTTGACTAATTTCGCCATGCGATACACCAATCAAAACTATATCGCCATGGATGTGTTATCACATTTAAAGGTGAATAAGCGCAGCGATAAGTTCGCAAAATTTTTAAAAGGTGCGTGGTTCCGGGATGAAGCCGGGATCAGGGCGCCGGGGACAGAGAGCCGGGGCGGTGGTTTTCCGGTATCCAATGATACGTATTTTTGCGATGAATGGGCCTGGCATGATGATATTCCGGATGAAGTCCGGGAAAATGCCGATGCGCCGTTGAAACCGGATCAGGATGCCACTGAATTCTGCATCAATAAAATTTTGCTTCGGCTGGAACGACTGGCGGCATCGTTGGTGATGACCGCTGCCAATTGGGAGACAGGACATACCCAGGATGCCGAGGGCGGATGGACAGCAGGCGCCAGCTCCACATTTATCACTGATATGGAATACGCTATTGATTATGTGCTGTCGGCGACCGGGTACCGTCCCAACGTACTGGTCCTGGATCATACCACGTATTCCAAAATCCGTCAGGATGATGATGTGCTCGACAAAATCAAATATACTCAGCGCGGGGTGGTAACAGCAGATATGATAGCATCCATGTTCGACTTAGACCGTGTGCTGGTAGGATCTGCGGTTTACAACAGCGACAGTGAGGCGGCCGATGGATCGGATTTTACTGCTGCCAATATTTGGGAAACCAATTCAGGCCAAGGATCTGCTGTATTATTGTATGCGCCACGAACCGTTAGCCTGAAAGAGCCGACTGCCGGTGCCTTTTTTCAATGGATCCGGGCCTCCATTGCCGAGGCGTATAAGGGCGCCCAGGCAAACGGAAATCCGGTTGGTGTTCGCAAATGGCGGGAAAAATCAATTCATTCGGACCGGGTGGAAGCATTCATGGATGTGGATGCCAAGCTCACCGGAAATGATCTGGGATTTTTGTTTTACGATACCCATACCACCTAACGGTATGAATATAAATTTGCAAACTATCTCAGAAAATTAAACCTTAGCTTGAAAAAGGTTAGGGGGTGTAAGTGAAAGTCAGATACGACGGCCCCGGCGACTATGTAAATGTCGGCGGTTTTGGGATTCACCGGAAAAACCAGGTGAAAAACTACCCGAAACCTCTGGCAATCGAATTGATTGAAAAATCTGTTCGTCAGCGGTTCCAATCGGCCGAAAAAGAGCATGAAACAAAAACGAAGGGTAGCCGTAAGGACATACCAAAAACGTCCGAAAATGAGCAAATTACGGCCTCAAAAAATCAGGGAGCAACATAAATGGCATACTGTACGAAAACAGACCTGCTATACAAAGTGGATGAGGACATTTTAATCCAGTTGACCGATGATGATGATACGGGAAGCGTGGATGATGCGATTGTCAGTGAGGCCATCGCCGAGGCCGATGCGGTAATTAATGGCTATTGCGGGACCAAATATGATGTTCCGTTTTCGGATGTTCCGGTCATTGTAAAAAAATGGTCTGGTGATATTGCCATCTACAACCTGTATTGTCGTCGTCGGGGAGTTCCTGAGGATGTAATAACCCGCTACAGTGCAGCCATCGATGCCTTAAAAGATGTCAGCAAGGGATTAGTAACCCTTGGGGTTTTGGATCCCGGGGTGGACACTGATGATGGCCCGGAGGCGTCAACATCCAATGATGACCGAATGTTTACCATGGGACGGCCCAGCCTGGGGACCTCTGGAACGCTGGATAAGTTTTAGGATGATCATATGAAAGAGCTGTTAACGGCAATTGAATCAGCGCTTCACGGGTTATCGGGAGTCCGGGATGCGGATATCTGCATTACTCCGGATGTCAATTACCTGGCTTCCTGGGTCCGGTTTCCCTGTATCGGGATCAAGGATGGTCCTATCGAACATATAGAAATGTTCGGCGGCCAAATGGGATATACCATGTATGTGGATATCGTCATGTATGTGCAGTTACAAAAACCAGAGCGGGGGATGACCGGAGACCCGTCCACCGGCCGGATCGGGATCCTGGATCTGGCAGACAGTATTCATGCAATTCTGGACGAAAATTTGTTGGATATTTCGGGAATGATATCGACGGTCGTCGAATCAGAAGCTGCATCGGAAACGTTCGGTGATGTGGATGATTTGATCAGCCGGAAAATTATTCGATATAAATATGAAAAGGAGGGAGACAGGCCATGACCATGTATCGCCTGAAAAAAGGTCAGGAGTCATTTCAGGTAATGTCGGGACCGATGGCCGGGAAAACGTTTAATCGCGGAAAAATGTATGAGATGATTTCCGAGCAAGAGGCCCATCGATTTGAATTAATTGAACATAAAAAGCCGCAGGACCGGCAAACATCGGACGATACCAATGTTGATCCCTGGGAGCGTTCGTTGGCATCGGTATTTCCGGTAATAACAGATAAGGAGACAAAAGATGAGAGATTATCGAGCGAATAAAAATCAAATTGCGGTGAGCGCCAACAATCAGGAGACTGCCATCAACACCGAGCAGACGCTGGATACCAGCCTGCTGGTGGACTTAAATAATGTGATCAGCCTGGAGCCCAGGCGGGAGCACAACGGAGATGAATTGACGGGCAAGGAGGAGCCGGACACGGTCTATAATCTCGGGAATCTGTCAAACTGGAGTATCAGTTTTGCCAAGGCACAGCCCCAGCATTGTGCGTTTTTAATTTCCTATGCCCTGGGAGCCATCGCCACATCTGTCCTGGGGGATGGCTACAAGCACGTGATTACGCCGATTGACGGTGATGAGGACGGTGATAGAAGTTTGCCCACATTCACTGCTGCGCAGCGATACGGCGAAACCATTTTGAAACGTCGGTTCGCATCGATGGCGGTGGATTCGTTCAGTCTGAAGGCTAGTCGGGATAACTGGCTGAGTATCAGCGGAACGGTCAAGGGGACCGGCAAAAATGATGATAATATTGTCGAGGAGGACATCACAGCGGCTGAAAATGTGACGGAATTAACACTGGCTGCGAATGCCGTTGAGGGGGGGGATGCGGCGACCCGGCTGCAAAATGTTCAGAGGATTCGGATATATGATCTAGAAGATAACGGGGCCTATACCGAGGTGGATTATTCCGCTGTCAGCGATGCTACGCCGGCGGTGATTAGCATATCCGCGCCGGGAACGGAGGTAGATGAACGAACGTATAAGGTATTGTACATTCCGGATGAATCCGGAGATGCCTGGATGAGTTTTCCGGCCCGGGTGACAGAAACGCCGTTGAGAGTTTCTCAGTGTACGTTCAAGCTCGGTGGCGCATGGAACGGAACGGAATTTGTAGGCGGCCGGGAGCTGGATGCCGAACTCAATTCCATCGAGTGGAGTTTCGCCAACAACCTGGATGTCCAGTTCAATTTCGGGGCGGATGGTGCCTATGCGTCGCGGATTTTTAGGAACAACCGCCTGCAGACGGTGAAGCTCAATCGGGAGATGCGCGATTATATTTTTCAGCAGCACATTGATGATAACGATTATGATATCGGGGTGTATCTTTTGGCGGAAGGTGCCCTGTACGACGCCACCTACAAGTATCAGATCGAAATCATTTTCCCGAAATGTGCGGTGTTGACCGCACCAATCAGCGTGGATGGAAAAAAAGTGGGCGAGGCCGGGGACCTGCAGGTATTGGAAGATGACACCTACGGCAGTGTGATTGTCATTATTCAGAATCTCCAGGCGACATACGCTGCATAAATAAATTTGCAAACCATCAAAAAAAAATTTTAACAGGAGACTGCGAAATGATTGAAGAACAGGATCATAACATTGATAATGACGAACCGGATGAATCGAAAGAAACGTTGCAATTATGGGATGTCGGAGACCTTGAAAAATTGGATGAGCCGGTATGGTGTCCGTTCCGGTCGGAGGTCTGGCTATTGATCAGGCCATTATCCAATAAAAAACAATCCGAGATCATCGGTCGATATACAAAGGAAAAGTGGGTGCTCCGGGGCAGTCAGCGGGTCCTAGAGAAAAAAACAAACTGGGACAAGGTCGAAAAGGATACCAGGGATTGGGTGCTGGCGGACTGGAAAGGGATTGGCTCCAAGGGCAAGCCCCTTTCGTGTGACCGGCCGACAAAACTCAAAATATTGGACGTGTTTCATGAGATGCGAAGCTATGTCATGGAAAAAGCAACAGATCTGGAAGGACTGAAACAACAGGCGATTGAGAACACGGAAAAAAACTTGCCATAGACCTTGAGATGATGACTCAGGGGCTTATATGCGGAAAGGATGAGCAGGCGGAGTGCGAAAGGGAAAGTGCGGATATTACATGGCAATGCGCCAATTGCAAAAAAAAACGGTACCAGGATCTCAATCCGTACACCCATTGTATGCTCCGCCTGTATCGATTGATCAATACCGGGTGTCCGGAAAAGACATTCCCGGAACTGATATGGCATCATTTGTCGATGGTTAAAGAAACGGTCGATAGTATCCGGGAACAAAACAGATTGAACCAAATGGCTGAAACGATGGCGATGATAATGATGGGCGGAAAACGTCAGAAATAAAATGGTCAATCAAAAACTAAAAATAGAGATCGAGGTTGATGACAACGGCCGGCTGAAAATCAAGGAGTTCGGTGACGAAGTCGATAAAGCCGGTACAAAGCTGGATAAAACCAGCGGGAAAATGGGTGGATTCGGCAATATTGCCAAGGCTGCGACAGGGATGGTTGCTGGTATGGCTGCCGGGATCGCAGCGGTCAGTTTTGTTCAGTTTATGGGGGAGATTGTCGATTCCGGGGACAGGCTGCAAAAGTTATCAATCCGATTAGGGACCAGTACCGAAGCCCTCAGTCAGCTCAAACATGCGGCGAATTTGTCTGGGGTGACATTTGAGCAGTTCACAATGGGACTGCAGCGGTCAACCCGTCGGATATCAGAGGCCGCTGCCGGTACCGGCGAGGCAAAGGATGCTATCGCAGAACTGGGGCTCAGTGCGGTTGAGCTCAATAAGTTAGCGCCAGAAGACCAATTGGAAGTGTTGGCGGAAAAATTGAGCGAGGTCGGATCACAATCCGATCGGGTACGTCTTGCCATGAAACTGTTTGACAGCGAAGGCGTCTCCATGCTTCAGATGATGAGCGATGGCGCCGTCGGTATTCAGAAAATGCGCGAAGAGGCCGACGCTCTGGGGCTGACCTTAGACAGGGCCTCGGCGGATCAACTTGCGAATTTCAATGATGCCATGGCCCGGATCAAAGCTGTTTTTTATGGCGCGTCGCAGACCCTGGTCGTTGGTCTGGCGCCGGCATTGACAGATTTGGGGAACTGGTTTGCAGACAACAAGGATCTGATTGCCGATTTTGGTCAGTTTCTGGCTCAGACCACCCAGTTTGTTCTGAATTTAGTGACGGCCGTGCCGCGCTTGATGAATGAGGTGGAAGAAAAAGGCTGGTGGGCATCCATGTGGGAAAACCCCAACGTGGAGGCATCCAAAAAAGCCTGGGAAGCGCGGAGAAAAGGTATCACTGAGACATCGGATGCCATCACGGCCGCAGCAACCGCAACGGATACATTCTCAGAATCAACGGAGGCGTCCACCGGGGCAACTGAAACAGCGGGAGCAGTTACCGATAAAGCATCCCAAAGATTCGAAGAGTTGATGGCATCCGTTTCCGGTACAAGCACAGTTGTTAAAAAAAGCGTTAAGGAGGTTGATAAGCTTAAAGAAGCCCTCAAAAAGGTCATATTTATATCGGATAAATGGGCGGAGGCATGGGGCGAAATCGCTGCCCATGACCCCACATGGGGTCAGGATATTGACAATTTTAAAACCGAGCTGGAAGAGGCGCGGGAGGCATTTGCGGAGTACCAGGAGGATGAAGCCAAGCGAATAGATGCGGCTACCGGCGAGTGGTTTGGAGCGCTGGATGATTACCAGGAGGAACTGCAAAATACAACTTCCGAGGCTGATAAAATATGGGATCAGATGCTCAGTGATATCCAGACCAACACCACGGATATTTTCCGGGATATTTTGGATGGCGGGCTGGACTCTTGGAAAGATATGGGAGACGGCATCTTTGATATCATGAAAAGTACGTTGGCATCCATTGCGTCATACTATGTGAATAATGCTATTGTTTTGCCGATTATCGGGAATATGAACCTGGGGGGGATGTCCACCCAGGCCAATGCCCAGGCCCAGGCCAGTGGTATTAGTCCCCTGTTTGGTAGTGGTGGGAGTGGTGGTTTTAATATACCAGGGCTGGGAATCATTGATAAGATCGGGAATTGGTTTTCTCCAACATCCGGCGGCATACTCAGCGGCGGTACCGGTAATGCCAGTATGCAATTTTTGGCGGAACAAAGCACGATGGGCTCTATCGGGAGCAATATTGGAGGAGCAATATCGTCAATATCCCCCTATTTGGGATATGCCGGGCTTGGATCAATGGGCTATTCGATGATAGGAGATATGATAGGATTGCCACAAGGAGGGTATTCCGGCATAGGTTCAGCTCTTGGGGGGGCGCTTGGAGCTTGGGGGGCTGGTGCATTGGGTGCTGCTGGTGGAGCTTCTGCTGGAGCATCAGCCGGGTCAATAGTTCCGGGTATTGGGACTGCTATCGGAGCAGTGATTGGAGGATTGGCCGGCAGTCTTTTTGGTGGGAGTGGGCATGAGCCTCATGTACAAATCGCTGGGGACATATCCCTTCTGGAGGGCGAGATTTATTCCGCGGCTTTGAAAGAAATTGGACGTGGACATCCCACCAGGGACGACAAAGACGGTTGGCACCAAACCGGGTGGGCATGGGGGCAAATTCGGGGATCATCAGCCGATGACGAAATTTCAGAGGCATTAGGCTCCGTAATCAATCCTATTGTCGAAAATTACATTGGCGGATTAAATGATTTTTTGGATACTCAAACCAATTCTGCTGTAGCCGAGGCCCTGAGTAATGCATCCATCTCAGCAGATATTGAGCTGGATGATTATCATGGAACTCATGTTGAAGAATGGATTACCGATGAAGCAGCTCCAGCAATCGAAGCGGCATTAACAGATTTTACCCACCAATTGTTCGAGACGGTTGATCAGGCGATACTCGGCGATGAATGGGAGGTTCTTATTTCCCAATCGCTCATTGAAGATATTAAACAAGACGGAGAGGACGCCGGCTCTGTATGGATGCGGGTTTTTGAGACGCTACAATTTATCCCGGATGCAATCGGGAAATTCAGGGAATTGATGGATCAGGGATTGAATGAGGCCGAGGCGTACGAAGAACTTGAAAAGCAATTATCAGAGGTTTCGTCGATCTTGACACCAGCTATTGAGGCCGGGTTGACGGCCAGTATCGAGTCCCTTGATTTTTCGGATTTCAAAGCAGGACTTACCTCCAATATAGAAACACAGATGCAACAGGCAGTGATAGCAGCTGCTCAGCAGGAGTTTTCGGCATCGGTGCTCAAGAGCGCCTTTGATGAAGTCGGGGGTATGAATGAGTTGATGGAAAGCTATTTCTCCGGGGATATCGGAATTGAAGAGTTCACAGCTCAATTTGATACGGCGCTGGGAGCTGTTGAGGCCGCAGTTGATGGAAAGGCATTTGATCGATATGCACAGGTGATTGAGTCGTTAACATCGGCTCTTGAAGTGCAGACAGCAAGAGCCGCCGAAGTTTTAACTCCTGCGATTGAAGCGGGGTTAACCGCCAGTATTAATTCCCTTGATTTTTCAGATTTCAAAGAGGGGCTGACCCAAAATCTTCAGGCACAGATGCAGCAGGCGGTGGTAGCATCTGCACAACAGGAGTTCACAGCATCAATCATCCAGGGCGCGTTCGATCAGGTCGGTAGCATGGAAGATCTGGTGAGTGATTATTTCTCTGGGGACATCGGAATCGATGAATTCACCGAAAAATTCGATACGTCACTGGATGCCATCGAATCCGCAATGGACGAAGAGGCGTTTGAAAAATTTGCAAGCGTCATCGAAAAATTGAGTAGCACGACAGTAACGGCAACTGAGAGATTAACCCCTGCCATTGAGGCCGGTTTGGCCGCCAGCATAGATTCTCTGAATTTTGAATATTTCAAAGAGGGGCTGACCCAAAATCTCCAGGAGCAAATGCAGCAGGCCGTTTTGGAAGCTGCACAGCAGGAGTTCACGGCATCAATTCTTCAAAGTGCGTTTGACCAGGTCGGTAGCATGGAAGATCTGATGGGCGAATATTTCTCAGGTGACATCGGAATCGATGAATTCACCGAAAAATTCGATACGTCACTGGATGCCATTGAATCCGCAATGGACGAAGAGGCGTTTGAAAAATATGCGAGCGTCATCGAATCCCTGGGGATCACCGTTGAGTCAACCGCTGACTCAATGGCAAAAAAGATTGAGGACATTGAACGTGTCCAGGCGGAATTAAGAGGTGAGGATTATACGTTATCTGAGCTATCCGAACGCTACGGTTGGGGTGAACAATTCGGCGGAGTGCCAACCGAGGATATCATCAGAGATGCGATTTCCACCTTTTCAGAGCTAGGGTCGGCGGAGGTCATGGCTCTGGCTGAAAAGTTCGATATCCCATATGAGCAGTTACTGAATGATATGGTATATCTGAACGATAAATTCGGCGAATCGGCAGATGCCGTTGATGAAAACACAGCCGCTATCGAAGAAGAAACAAGGGCCAGAAGAGAGGCGGCGCGTAAGATCAACCAGTCATCGGAAGAATGGCGGGAAAGTTTCAAGCATCTGGGAGAAGATGACAATTTATCGGCCTTCGCAAGAAGCGTTGAACAGGCGATGGCTGACATGGAACAATATAGAGAGGATTTAAGAGCACAGGGATATGAGCCTGCTGCGGATTGGTTGCCGGGGGGAGAGGTGGAGAATGAGGTTACCGCTGCATTGAAATTATATCATGGAGCAGATGTAAGGTCTGAAATTGACCAGGTGATACACCCTAAATCCGAAATTGAACTAATTAGAGAGCAGGCTGATGATCTGGTTGCCCGATATACCGAAACCAGTTTTACACCGGAAGAAGCGCAGGAACGAATCCAGTCAATGACTGATTCGGTCGTTGATGAATATACGTCTCGGATTGATGATATTCGTCAACACCTCGAACAGAATCCCAATATTTCGGAAGAACGGAGAGCACAATATTTAGAACAAATTGAGCTGTATGAGCAACAGATGGGCGATGAGCTAACGGGGCTGGAAGATATTATCGATGAGATCAATAATATGGTATTCAGTGAGGAGGAGCTGGCCGAAATCAGGCAATGGGAACAGGAACAAATTCAGAGACTGCAAGATGAATTGACAGGCACATGGCAAGAAATTATTGATAGCGCCGGAATGACAGAGTATCAACAAAAAATGCAAGATCTGGATACCTGGTATGAGGAGCAGGCAGCATTGGCTGAAGAATTAGAAGTATCTCTGGACCAGCTTAATGAGGCATACGAAATTCAGGAAGAGCAAATTGAGCAATGGAGGCAGGATAGTATTGCTTCTATCATGGAGCAGGTTGAAGGTGAAAAATCCGCGTATCAAAAGATCACGGAGCAAGCCGCGGAGTGGATCGAGCAGCTTGAGGAACTAGAGGCCACAGAGGAAGAACTCAACCGTATCCGGGAGTGGGAGGCCGAGCAGATCGAGCAGGCCATTGACGATATAATGGCCAATGTCGAAGGCGAGAAGTC